CTCAGATTATAGGCCCAGCGCTCAACGGAAGGCCATCCTTAGAGCATAGCTGACTACCCTACTAAGACGAGCCTCTTTAGTGGATATGTAGTGTATATCTCTCACGCCATATCTATAAGGAGAATTATTATGGCTATCGGAACCGCTGGTGGTGGATTTAACGGGAACTTCTCCCCAATTATCTACTCCAAACAGGCACAAATCGCTCTGCGTAAAAGTGCTGTAACTAACGCAATCACCAACAACTCTTACTTTGGTGAGATTGCAAACCAAGGCGACACAGTTCGCATCCAGAAAGAGCCAGACGTAACCGTCAACGCTCTGCAGCGTCACACAGGTATCTCCGTAGAGAAACTTGATGACACAGACTTCTCTTTGACTATTGATAAAGCTAACTACTTTGCTTTCAAAATGGATGACATTGAAGAGCAGTTCTCTCACGTAGACTTCACCTCTTTGGCAGCCAACCGTGCAGCCTACAAAATGGCAGACGCCATGGATGAAGAATGCTTGGGTTACTTGTCTGGTTACGCTGGTGGTGCAGGCTCTTGGGCCGTCAACACAACAGCTTCTGGCGATAAAGCCAATGCTGCTGCTGGTACTGACGAACTGTTGGCAACCAACAAACTGGACGCAACTGACTTCGGTAACTTGACCATTTCGGCTACAGCTACTGCAGGTGACTCCATCCCACTCGCTCCACGCCTCCCAGGTGCAACAGCATTGTCTGCGACAACTGTTTCTCCTTTGACTGTGGTTGCACGTATGGCTCGTAAGCTTGACGTACAAAACGTTGACGCACGTGGTCGCTGGATGGTTGTTGATCCAATCTTTGTTGAGATGCTGAAAGACGAAGACTCTCGTGTACTGAACGCAGACTTCGGTGGCTCAGGCTTGATGAACGGTTTGGTTCTCAACAACCTGCACGGCTTCCGTATCTACGTATCCAACAACCTGCCTTACTTGGGTACAGGTGCTGGTACTAACGGTACAACTGCACAGTCTACTAACTACGGTGTAGTTGTTGCTGGTCAGGACGAGGCTGTTGCTTCTGCTGAGCAAATCAACAAAGTAGAGAACTACCGTGACCCAGACAGCTTTGCTGACATCGTTCGTGGTATGCACCTCTATGGTCGCAAGATCCTGCGTCCAGAGGCTCTTATTGTTGCTAACTACAACGCTGCCTAATAGGCATAACACTGGGGCTGGCTTCGTGCTGGCCCCTTTGTGCTTTCTTCACATATAAAAGGGACATCACAAGATGGCTATCACAACTGCAATGTGCAACAGCTTCAAGCAAGAGCTTCTTGGGGGTGTTCACGATCTGGATACAGATACACTCAAAGTGGCTCTTATCAAAGCTTCTCCTACTGGTACATATGGTGCCGCTACTACGAACTACTCTGACGTTACAAGCGGATCAGATGAGGCAGTAGGTACAAACTATTCAGCAGGCGGTCAAGAACTAGATTCTGCTGTAATCACACTAACAGGTAGCACGGCTATTGTTGACTTCGCAGATGAAGTTTTTGCTAACCTTACTATATCAGCTGACGGTGCAATCATTTACAACGCATCTCAAGGTAACGCTGCTATTGCAGTATTTGACTTTGGTACTACTGTTACTTCTACTAGCGGTGACTTCACTGTTGTATTCCCAACAGCAGACGCTTCTAACGCTGTAATTCGTATCAGCTAAACTAACTATAAGGTTATTGCACAATGGCGTTTATCATCAAAGATCGTGTCAAAGAAGGTACAACCTCTACAGGTACAGGAGCTATTACTCTTAGTGGTTCTCTTGCTACCTTTGACACTTTCCAGTCCTACATGACTAATGGTGACACTACTTACTACGCTATTGTGCATACCTCTTCAGGTGTTGATGAGTGGGAAGTAGGACTAGGTACATGGAACACAGGTAACACTCTTACCCGTACTACTGTCTTAGCTGGCTCTAATGGTACATCTGCTGAGGACTTCTCTGCAGGTTCTAAAGATGTGTTTATGACATACCCTGCTGCACATGCTGCACTTGCAGGTGATGATGTAGACTTTGCTAACATTACAGTTACAGGTACTGTCGATGGACGTGATGTTGCAACAGACGGTGCAAAACTTGATACAGTAGAACAGAATGCGGATGTAACAGACGCTATTAACGTAGCTGCTGCTGGTGCATTGATGAAGTCTGGCGGAACCATGACGGGTAATCTTATCCTTAATGGTGATCCTACTGTTGCACTTGGGGCTGCAACAAAAGAGTATGTAGATACTATTGCTGCTGCAGGTATTCACTACCATACGCCTGTACGTGTTGAGGCTCCTCTTAACCTGACTGTTACGTATAACAATGGTGCATCAGGGGTAGGTGCTACTCTTACTAATGCTGGTACACAGGAAGCTATTACTATTGATGGTGTAGCTCTTAGCTCTGGTGATCGTGTACTTGTATATGAACAAACAGATGCTACTCAGAATGGTATTTACACTGTTACTACTGTAGGTAGCGGTAGTACTAACTGGGTACTTACTCGTGCTACAGACGCTGACAGCTATGGTGCATCTGATCCTGATGCGTTTGGTGAGGGTGATGCCTTCTTCGTTAAGGAGGGTGCTACAGGTGCTGGTGAACTCTACGTGATGAACACGAGTGGCACTATTACCTTTGGTACTACAGACATTACGTTTACTGTTATCGCTGAGACTGCTGTGTATTCCGCTGGTACAGGGCTTTCTCTTACAGGTACTACATTTGCTATTGGGCAGGATGTAGGAACTACAGCTAATGTTACATTCAACCAAGTCACAGCAGCTATTATTGGTAACGTAACAGGTAACGTCACTGGTGACGTGACAGGTAATGCGGGTACAGCTACTAAGCTTGCCACAGCACGTAACATTGCTCTTTCGGGTGACGTGACAGGTAACGCCAACTTTGATGGTACAGGTAATATCAGCATCACAGCTGTTGTACAGGATGATTCACACTCACACGTTATATCTAACGTAGACGGACTACAGACTGCACTAGATGGCAAGACTACCACAGCACGTACTATTACTGCAGGTGATGGTCTTACTGGTGGTGGAGACTTAACAGCTAATAGAACGCTTAACGTAGGTGCTGGC